TGAAATGAAGTCCTGAGCGATTTGCAGTTGGTCGCTCAAAACCTCGTCTTCGTTGTCTTGCCAACCCAGCGTCGGACTGCCCGAAACCACGCCACCCATCGTGGCAATGGATTCAACTCTGTCAGAAAAATAGACCCCCACAGTAAGGTTGAGAGTACCCAAGTCAGTAGTCGCTGACTGCACATCCGCAAATACGAGCGGATAGACGATTCGCTCACGGCTTGGGGTGCGAAGGTTTATCGTGTTGTCCGTTCCGATTGCAAGCGGGTCGCCCGTCCCGAAGGAGTTTACCTGGGGATGGGCATTTGCAAGCGCAAGGAGTGCTTGCTTGATTTTTATCCAAGACATAGGCTTGTAGTTTCAAAATGTTTTTTGCGTGTGCGCCCATAGGGTTCAACAGTTATTGCAATAGGGGTCATATCCGTAAGGCCAAGGGCGGTCCAAGCCAGCACCACGGCGCAGGGTTCTTGCATCCAAGGCCATGCCCGTGTTGTAGTTGGTGCCGTTGGGATAAATAGTATCAAGAGCCGATGGCGGTGAGTTGAACAAGGGGTAGTCGGTGCGGTTCTCCATGAGGTAGCGGGTGATGCGCTCGGAGTACCACTCGGCATCGTTCTTCACTTTGTCCGTCAAGCGGGTGATTTCGTCCATGGACATTTGGGAAGATTCCTCGCTGGTTCTGCGGACCATTCCCTTGTTCATGTATTTGAAGGCAAGCACCATGGGCAACTCGTAGTAGAGCCATTGCACCATGGCGGGTTGGATGTAGTCCTCCAGTAGGGTGGTGTTGAGTGCAGAAGTCGTGCCGCTGACCACCTGCGTCACCATTTCCGAGTACAAGGCCGATCCGACTATTGGTTGGATCCGCATCTCCTGCACCTTGACGATCGTAGGCCGTATCTGCGTGAACGATACATTCTCGTTTATGACGCTATTGTCCAGCAGGGTTTGTTCGCTGATAAAGAGTGCCTTCATGCCTTTGTGATTTTATTGCCTTTGCGGATGACGATTTGCTGCTCCCATACATGGCGGCATTGGGGGCGATTCACTCCGCTGGCGGTATGGTACCATCCACCTCGGCGATTCCATACGGAGTAGCCCATGATGTTGCTAATGCCGTTGATGTCCTCCCGTGTATAGACCTTCCCTTGGTCGGCCAAGTCCAGCATGACCTTGCAGAACTCACGGCTGGTCCGTTTGTCTTTGTTGCTGAATCCTGCCGCCCATGCGTATTTGTAGCGGACCTCCAGTACAGGTTCTGCGACCTCCTTGATGTTCTTGGGCAGGTTCTGCTCTGCAATTTGGTCCACGGCACGGGCGATGGGGTAGCGGTCTTTTGTGATTAGGTAAGCCACCCGCTTGGCGACCTTGGCTTTGCTCACCCCGAACTCCTTGGCCATTTCTTCCACGCTTGCGTCACGGTTCTTCTTGCGGTACCTTTCGATTTTCTCGTCCAGTTCCTTCTCCTCCTCCCCAAGTTCAGCGAAGGCTTGACGCACTTGGTCGTCTAAATCGGCATCAAAGCGCATAGGCTTGCTGTGCATGACAACATAGTCGTCGGCATTGCTTCCAAACTTGCTTGCGACCACCTCCAAGACCTTAAATTCCTCTTCCCCCCATCCGTAGTCCTCGGTGTCTTCTTCGCCCCATGTAGGCTCGGAAAACGCTTGCTCCTGAACTCCGAGCAGGGTGTTCACTTCTTCAGGGGTCAACCCGAATCCAGCGGACAACATCGTGCGGGCCATCTCCAAGGTGATTTTCTCTTGGGCATAATGGCGGACGATACGCATCAAGTTCTGGTACTCCCTGCCCGATAGTTTCTTGATGTTGTCGTTGCTTAGTTGTGCAGGTGTTTGCGGTTGCTCGTCGGGCTGGGGATTGGGTCCAACCACATCGGCGGGTTGCTTTTCCAATGCCGGCAAGCCGGCTTTTTCCCGTAATTCCTCCGGGGTCATTATTTGCAGCAGGGCTGCTTCGGATAGTCGCTCGGTGATGGGTTCTACGGGGATAAGTTCCATACCCTCCACGCCGTTGAAACTACCCAAGTAGTTAATCATCCGCTCCACCTTGCGAACTCGGTCGTTCACATAGGTAGCCTTAAATAACTCGTACGCCTCCACCAGTTCCTGCCTGCCTCCCAGTTGGCCTTCGGTCTTAACGCCGAATAGCATTGGGTTCACGACACGGTGCGAGATAAAGATTTCCTGCTGCACGGTCTTGTTCAAAATTTCAAACTGCTTGTCCATATCCGATGGAGTCAGCGGTTCCAAGGTGGGAGCCTTGGACACATCGTCATTGAAGGTCACCACAAAGCGACCTGCGTTATCGGTCCCGCTGAACTTGCGCTTGATTTGACGCTCAATATCGCCCTGCTCTTCGGGTGTCGGGATGCCGTTGTTGAAGTTGATTAAATACCCGCCCCAAAAGTTATTGCGGAGGTTATTGTTGTGGAAGTTGGCTATTTGACAGTCCGCTTCGATATATGCAAGCCCTCCCATGTATTCGGGGAGCGGATAGGACTTCACGCCTGCGGCATACACCCGATAGTAGAACAGTTGCTTGCCGATGCGGTTGTCAGCATCAAAGGCGGGGATTTTCTCTACATCGCCAATTTTGGGATATAGTTGGACCATGTCGTCGTTGTACCAATCGGCGACCTGAAACATCCGCTCGTCCTTGTCCACTCGGATTTTTTCAAAGGGGATGTGTTCCATCTTCGCAATGGTTCCCATTTTGTTCCAAGTGATGGCAACCGCAAACCCATTGAAGATTTCCAAGTCAAGGACGAGTTTTTCGGTGATGTCGTTTAGGTCATCATGCTCGGATAAGCCGTCAAAAAACTTGGCGTAGCGGGCTTGTTGCTCCACCGTCATCTTTTCGCCTGGTTGCCATCCACCGCCCACGATGTAGTTGACCTTGCCGTTCACAATAGCGTTGTGCTTGCTGCTCCTTCGTCGTTGAACGCCCCGTAGGTGATGTATTTTCCCGCTTTGTTTTCAAGCATCACGGGGACTTTATGCTCAATCCCAAGCCATTGGGTGAACGATTGCTTTATACTGCTCATAGCGTGTGGACGGTGAAGGTGAGGGACTTGATGCTGATGGCTGCGGCACTACCTACGGCGTTGAGATACACCGTGAACTCGTCGCTGGTTGCGGCGTTTAGGTATGCTTCGGAAATATATCCGTGCGAGTGCGATCCCTGCGTTGTTTGGTTGAATGCGGATTGGCTGATAATGCTGCCGTTCTTGGCGATGTAAACGATGTATTCTTGGTTGTTTTGACCCGAAAAAACGACTTGAGCGGCAACCCTGACGGCTGCTGAAATTGCCCCCGTATATGTGATGCTTGACGCATTCTGCGTAAAGTTGTAAGTGCTGACAATGCCAGCGGTCATTGTTGATGTGATTTTAACCGCCGTGTTGAGGGTCGGGGTAAAAGACACCGCCGAAGTTATGTGTAGGCTTGCAACGCCCCGTTCTCGGTCCAATGTGGCGGTATCGGCAAGGTCGTCAAAGAGGCCACCAACACGGGCGGCGGTATTGGCTGCGGCGGTCGTTTCGTTGGTGATGGTTGCGGCAGATGCCGTCAACTGGCTTCGGGTTTGTACGCTCATTGAAATGTTTGGTCAAAGGTGGAATCAAAGATGCTGACAGCGCTTGCGCCGTAAACATTGTATTGGATGGTATTGGCGAAGGTGTTAAAGGTTAGCGAGATTACCTGTACATACGCCAAGCCCGTTTCAACCACCGCAACGGCTGCGCTAACCGTGGAAGAGGTATCGTAAACCTCATAACGATAGGAACCCGTTTCAACCGCCCCCAGGGTAATCTGAAATTTGTCATAGCGTTCGGTGTAGTTGGAAAGGTTGGCCGATTTCAGCAGGGTGAAGTCAGTCGTGACATTCTTGGCGATGTTCGTGAGCCGCAGGATGTAACGGTCCCCAGTAGAGGCCCGCTGCGTCCAAGTGACGACGATGGTGTTGGTGGTGTTGGGGGATAGGTATATCATCCTATTCCCAAATGTAGAACCCGCCCGAATTTCACAATTTGCGCCCGATGGCTCGGTAGAGTTCGGCCCTGCGTTCGGCCGTCTTGGTGATGTCAAACCGCTCACGGACATCCTTGGACAACTGCATGGCAAGCCCCTTGGCGTAGTCGGGTTCGTTGACGAACTTGCGGACGGCCTTGTACCAAGCGTCCTTCTTCCCGTAGGGGATGAGCAGACCGTTGTGGCCGTGCGTGATAATGTCGGTGTAGGGGATGGTTTCGGATGCGATGATAGCCTTGCCCATCCATCCCGCTTCAACCACTTTCAGTTCGCTTTTGAGGCGGTTGAACTTGGTATCTCGGAGCGGAGCGATGGTGGCGTTGATGAAATTATATCCCCCCACATAGGAGTAGATGTCAGCCGCTTGGATGCGTCCGTAATTCTTGTTCAGCCCCCTGCACGATAGCATCCGCTCGTAATCGTCATAGACGGCGTTCCCGTCGTTCCACCCGCCAAGGTAGATTTTGTAACGGCCATCCAGCGACTTGTCGTGAGCCAGCAGGGAAAACGAATGCTCCACCAAGGCGATGTCCTCTTGGTGCTGCGCCCCGCCAAACCAGCCGATTTTAAAGAGATGCGGTTCGGGTTCGGCGTTCGTGTCGGGAAGGTACTGCTGGTAAGCCTCGTAGGGTTCGTTGGGTAGGATGGTGACGGCTTTGTTGAGCAGGCGTATCTTCTGCGCCAAGTGTTCGGTCGTGGTGGTCACATGGTCCGCAAGTCGGATATGCTCCCGAATCTGCTCATCCAATTTCGTGGACAAATAGTGCCGATACATGATGTGGCCCGATTCCAGCACCCAGTAGTCGTCAAGGTCCAATATAACCTTGGCGCCAAAGGCCGTTAGAGCCTCGTAAACCTTCCGAATTTGTTCCAAGGTACCTTGACACCACAAGCGGTTAAAAAGCCACACATCAACGGTCTTTAGGTCCTCATCCTTGACATTGGCGATGTTGTCCACGCAGACATAGTCAAACTCCGTGTAGTTGTCACCGAGGTATGCGTTCGGCATTTCCAAGCGGTAGAAGGAGCAGCCCGTCGGGTGGGCGTTGTAAACGATACAAATCCTCATGCCCAAAGGTACAAAAAAAAGGGCCACCCCGTGAGAGATGGCCCTAACCACTAAACCATGCGGGAGTATGAGAACCCGCAGGTCAAAGATACTTTACGAACCGCTGATTTGGGTCGTGGATGCCGAGAAAGTTGCGGCGGCGATGTTCAGCATCGGGTCAGGTTCCATGCCCGTGAGCGTCATTTCGTAGCCACTCCTGTCGCCGAATGCAGTACCAGTCCCCGCAGTTCCAGCGGAGGCTTCCAAGCCATTCGCAGCACCAAGCAACCAATAGCGTCCGTTGTTGTCAAGGACGATGACCAAGAGGCGATTCCGAGCCAAGAGGCGCAACTCATTGCGGACGGAGGTCTGCAACTTGTTGATGGTGAATGTGACTTCGGGTGTGTAGAACAAAGTACCGTTTTCGGTGCTTGCGTTCAAGGTTTCCGTCATGCTGGAGGTCGCCTTTGTGAGGTCGTACTCAAACCAAGACCCCGATACCGAGGTAGGCGTGAATCCAGTTACCAAGCCGCTGCCGTTCGTGTTCACGGAGCCAGTAGCGTTCAAGGCTTGGACATAAATAGTTTTGATACCGCCGACAGCGTCACGGCATCCGAGGGCGTAGCCCGTAGTTAGGGAACAAGACATAGTGTATTTTTAGAGGGTTATGTTA